TCGTCAGCTCTGCGACCGCCATCTGCATATCCGTGTTTGTTTTATCTATAGTCTGTTCTGCACTAGCAAGACGCTCCTCCACGGATTCTCCTACTTTGTTAACTACAACCCCGTAGATTTTCCCGGTATACTCTTCCGTCCTGTAGAACTCGGTGTAGTTCTCATACTCTCCCAGCGCCTGCCCCCGTTCCGTCACGGTCATTTTCGTGGTCTTAACCGGATCCGTAAACAATTCCCGAAGTTTCTCCGGCGTTGTTCCAGCAACCAGCACCTGCAGACCGCCACCAAGCTCTGTGACTTTTTGAATTGCAAGTGTAGTTCCGTCGTTAAATTTTAACTGCATGTTTCTCCTCCTTCCTAATGCACTTATAATTCCCGTCTTCCAACTGCGATCCACGACACTTTAAATTTAGATCCGGCTAATTTTTCATTCCAGCAGCATACTTTCAGCACACACCCTGTTTTTGAGACACGGCCAACCTGAGAAAATATATTAGCTTCCAAGCTGTCGTTGTTGTCTCCATTCGAGACGGTAGCTGTCACATTTGGGATCTCTGCATAAGGCACCGGGAATGTAATATTCTTGATCGCAAAGTAACCATTGGCGTTTGGAACCAGCTCTGTACCGCTTTGGATCAAATTGCTATTTAATTCATCAAACTGCTTCTGCAACTCTGACATATTGCAGAGGAGTTTGAACACCGGACGAACTTCTGTTACGTTAATCCCGTTCAATTCAACCTCGTACAGAGGCATCTCGTGTTTCAGATCCCCATTCCGAATATCTCCAACCACATGCTCAGGCACCGCCGGAGATCCTTTACTCGGAGTCCCCTGAATCACAGAGGTATCAATGCTTTCTATTCCCGTATCAGGTTCTTTAACATATCGTGATACGATAAGGTCTATTCTCTTTTCCCCCTGCATTCCATTCTCGATCGTCAGCTCATCGTTAATATTTTTCTGTATTACTGCGTGCCTTCCCTGCATGCAGATGCTTCCGTCTTTTATGTCGATACGATTGTTCGTCACGATCTGGGCTTCTAATCTGCTGCCCACGTCAAGAACATAATCCTCGCTTCCAACAATCCCCTGTTGAAAGTCCCCCACTTTATATGGGGTAACATGTGGAGTGCCTCTATGACCTGTTACTATCTCCATCTTTTAATCTCCTTTCAGCTTATAATCAATTCGTTCTTTCCCGTTGCTGATCTTCAAAATCTTCTGTATCACCGGTTTTGCAACATGAAGGCCGGTTATATGGTCTCTTCCGGATACGATATCTCCAAGCTCTAAATCTGCTTTTTCGATATCCATATCAAATTCTTTATAATCGGCAAGTTCTTTCAAGCGCTTCTTCCCGCCCTCTTCAAGATCCGCAGCATCCGCAGACGAGTAGTCATACACATCCGTTCTTTCTTCAAGTCCTTTATAATATTGTACCTTGTCGATACTGCCACCTTTTTGCACATACAAATCAACTCGTATACGCTCTTTCAACTCCCCTTTACCGAGGCAAATAAGATGGTTTATTCCTCGCCGGCAGTCTCTTACAGTCATTTGGATGTTACAGTCCTGGCTATACTCTTCCTCTTCGGAATAATTATTTATTGGAACCGCAGAAACCTCCACGTAGCCTGCCTCTCCAGGGGCACCTTGAATGTACTTAATATCGAGTTTGTAATTAACGGATTCCAATAACGAGGTCAAACCCTCTAACAAAGTTACATACCTGTTAAACTGGTACTTCACTGTAACACCTGTACTCTCTCCCGGCACTACAAACCAAGTCCCGAAGTGTTCTTGTAACAGTTTCCTTACGACTCCATTCAATTCTCCGCTGACGGTCAAATAGTCTTGACCAAGTGGAGGAGATATGATTTTTTTACTCAGCATCCCCCGCCAAGTGTCGCCCATAAACTTTACGGTTTTCGATTTGGTAAGACTTGTGACATCTTTTACAATGCCTCCAAATTCCGTCCCAGGAATAAACACCTGGGACTCATACCACAAAAATTCTTTATTTACTGCCTGTGATTTTTGTACGATCACAAAATCGTTTTCGTCTCCGATAGAGAACTCCGCTTCTTTATAGTTCTTCAAAATACCTAATTCGCAGCCTTTTTCATTTGCCACAATCACGATATACCACCTCTTTCGGGTTCGCTACGCTCCATAAGCAAGATCAAGTCGTGTCCAAAATTACCGTCCCATGTAATATTACTGTTTCCTACTGGAATCCTTGTAAATATAGATGGTTCTTTCTGCCGGTTATTGAACTCATTCACAGTAAAACCATTCAATCTTGTTCTTACAACCGTGTTTTCCCTGGAATCTATCGTCAGGTATTCCCTATCAGACACTACCGTTTTTACTTCGTACGGATTCCCGCCGATCAGGATTCTTGGATTCGTACATGGACCGTATACGATCCACTTAAAATCGCACGCTTGCAGACCATCATTGATAATATTTCCGGTTCCTTTGACAGTTCCCATATAATCATATGGATAGCCATGAGGATAATCGAGATATGGATCATTGACTTTCCCATCTATAGACTTCACGAACTCATATTTTCGCTCCCTAATCCAAACCGGGCGGTCTGTGATCAAGCGCATATAGCACAGATGGAAATTAACCCCCACGCACCAGTCTTTTTTCGTGCTTCCTATCAAGTTACACAATACATACTGGCCATTATAATAGAGTCGCCCTTTTGTGTTTTTAATGACATCCTTCTCGGTCACAGTAAACAGGCGATTGCACGCTTTGATATAAGCCTCTTCATCGTCAGCGAACACATTAAGGACAATAGATAACTCTGCCATTTCCTTTGCGAAGCCAGTTATTCCGCTCCCTTCCGATTCATAGCCCCATTCATAATCCAATAACTCTGATATGTCTCTAGGAACATACGGGGGCTTTGCGAAATCCAGTTTTTCTCCTTCGCTGTTTAAATAGTATAGTTCCACAATTTACCCCCTCTCTGCTGCATACCGCGAATATGCACGTCCCATTTCTCTATCATTTAATTCGATTACAATGTTGTTCAGTTCACTTCTGACAATTTTTTTAATAGCTTCATAATCCGTCAGATCTCTTCCGGAAGAATAGCTTTTATTTTCCTCAGCAGTTAAGATTCTCTCTCCCTTATGGAGTACCGCTCGATAGCCATCATATGGGACATTATCAAGCCCGTTAAAGTGAGATCCCCCTGCTACCCACGAACCAAGTCCGGCAGCTGCTCCTGTCACAGCGGCAGTAATTGTAAGCGTACGCGCACGAGCAGCATTATTAGCAGCCGCATCAATTTCATTCAATGCCTGTATCGTCCCGTCCTTATTTACTTTGATGTTATAAGGAGTTCCATTAATATTAACAATACCTGTTCGCGTTCCATCGGTTGCCGTTTCTACTTCAGACATAGATCCAACCACTTCTCCATTAGCAAGCACTATGTTTCCCGTTTCTTCATCGTATCGCATTTGAGCACTCACAATCTGCATATACGATGCCGATTCACTATCCGCCATTTTCTTGGTCGAATCCGCCATACTTGCCGTATATCCTGCCAATTCATTATTGGTTCTATCATATATCCCCGTAATTTCCCCCGTGTTTTCATCCACACTAACGACTACTTCACTCATAGTGCCGGTCACCTTATCAACCATCCGATAACAACCGCTCTCCGTAATAGAGTTTATACCATCATACCGATTTCTTAATTTCTCCAAATGCTCCTGAGATTTCAAATCCTCCTGCGTAAGAATCTCGCCGTTATATTTATTAATCATATCCAAGATTTTCGGGTTCTTTTCTTTCACAATATTCAGATACTCGTCCCAAAGCTCATTCTGAGAATCTATTTTCTTTTGCCTGTCCGCTTCCAAGTTAGCTATCTGATTATCTAGTTCTTCCTTCTCAGATCCAGTACATTCCGCCGCCTTACTCTTTAACATCTCAATCTGCGTATCGTATGACGCTTTGATTTTTACAATTTCATCATCTCTGATCTTAGACTTCTCTTGCATTAACTTAGACGCGGAACCAACGTCCATTGTTTCAATCCTTGTATTAAACTCATTCTTCGCATAAGCGATTTCTTCCTGTGTGCCACCAAGAGCCTCTAGTTCGATTTGCCTTATACGTGCATATTTTGACTCAATATCGGCAATCTCTTGCTCGTTCAATGCTCGTCCTTCGTTCACAGCATTTTGCTTAATTGCAAGTATTTCTCCCTGCAAGGTTGTTATCTCATTGATCTGATTATCACTCGATGCAGACAAGATCTCTAAAACCTTCTGCTCACTTTCATCAATTACCTGATCGTCTGCTACAAAGAGCTCTTTTAATGCAGCCTGAGACTCTTCTTTCTTGCTCTGAACCGTACTGATTGCCTCGTCACACATCTCGTTCACACGCTGGGTAAACTCATCACTCTCCTGCTGATCTATGACATCATCAAAGCCCAGTTCTCGAAGGAATACGCTGAACTCCTGTAGCTTTTCCGTGGAATTTTCAACAGCCTTCTGAAATTCTGGGCTGAGATCATCACTAAATTCTTCATGCACCAGTCCAAGCTTTTCCAGCTCTTCACGCGACTTTACTTCTACCCCCTGCAACTTCGCAAGCGCCTGTTCCATCAGAGACAGATCTTCTTTCGATTCGATCACACTTCGGTTCATTAGCTGCGAATTTTCGTGAATTGCATACAGACCAGTACCAACAAGCGCTACTCCTGCTGCCACCGGAGCGCAAGCGCCAAGAAGACCGCTGAAACTTCCGATCAGACCGTAAGAGCTTCCTACCGTCCCAGTTGCCTTTGTAACACCGCCTATCACACTGGCAAGCTTTGTATATGTGGTAATCGCACCACCTGTCACCCGCATAACCGGACCAACTGCTGCCAGTACCATCCCCCATTTCACCACATTCTCCTGCTGTTCTTCCGACAATCCAGAGAAAGCGTCTGCTGCATCTGACAGTACATCACTTACTTTTGTTATGACCGGTACAAAAGCAGCACCGAATTTCACACCGGAATTTCTAAGTTCATTCAATGCACCTTTCAGCTGTTCCGCAGGAGTCGCATCCATTTTTTCAAATGCCTCCTGTGTTGCTCCTGCACTGGTATTCATAGCCGCCAACATTTCATTGTATTCCTGACCATTTCCCTTCGCCAGAACCAACGCCGCCGAACCAGCTTCTACAGAGCCAAACATATCTTTCAGAGTCATATCGTTCTGCTCAGCGTACTGGCTCATCATGTTCAGGATGTCTGCTGTAGCTATGCCCTCTTTCTTAAGTTCAGCAAAACCTTTGCCGGTCATTTCCTTTAGAGCCTTATCCGCATCACTTCCGGTCTTTCCAAGCTCAGATAACATCTGTTTCAGATAAGTTCCGGCTTCCGCGGTCGCAATACCATTCTTGGTAAGCTGTGCATAGGATGCTGACAACTCATCCATTCCAAAATTAACAGAATTGGCAATCGGGATAACCTTACCCATGCTCTGACTGAGCTCATCAACCGTAGTTTTACCAAGGTTCTGCGTTGTGATCAGCATGTCAGATATCTTTGTTGCGTCCTCTGCTTTCAAATTATATCCGTTAATAGCAGTAGTCATAATATCTACTGCGGAAGCTCCGGAAGTGAAACCGCCCTTTGCAAGTTTCATGGCGTCTGTTGTAAATTCTACCGCCTTTGTCTGGTCAACACCGGCAGAAATAGCTTGATATACCGCTTCTGAATATTCATCAACCGCAACTTTCGTCTCGTTGGATCCTGCAATCAGGGAATCTTTATAATTATCGAAATCTACGACCGTATCATCCAGTAGTGTACTCACCTTTGCGAAACTACTTTCAAAGTCCACCGCCATCTTAGTTGTTGCAATAGCAGCGCCTGCAAGAGGAACAGTAAGCCCTTTGGTCAATGCGGCACCTGTTCTAGATAATGTTTCTCCAACTTTCGCTGTCTTTGACATTTGCTTGCTGATCTTATCAGCCTCTGATACACCGAGAGCCGCCGCTTTGGACATATCACTTTTAAAGCTTGCAATATCCACTTTCATTTCTGTTAAAAGCGGTGCTAATTTAATGCCTCCTGCCATTTACGCTCCCTCCTTCCTCTTTTGAAACGCATGCACTGCTTCCAGATCTGCACCCGTCTGTTGCAACGTCCATAACTCTTTTAATATCTTTCTTCCTTCCGCAGAAGAATTGTAGCTGTCAATCCAGCTTTCGCGGTTTAACAGCAAAAAATAAGAATAAGGGAGCTGCATGACCTCTTTGAAGCTAAGCCTTGCATACTCACTTATTCTCTTAATAATCGCTGTGTTTAGATTATATGACCTTTCCCAATCTTCCATTGGAAAGTATTTCTCAACAATTGCTTGTCCTACTTCTCCGCCTGGGATTGGGATCCTGAGTTTGGGTTCTGGTCGGCTTCATATCTCATGGCGCTTACTTCTGCGATCAAACGGGAAACCGCTTCAAACGGAAGCTTTTTAATATCGTTCTGAGAAATCTTCACACCTTGCTTATTGTGGTTCAGGAAGAGCTCGGCAGTTTTTAACCGCCTTTCGTGTAAGTTCTCACTGGTCAGGTCTTTTTCCAGTTCATCTACTTTCATCAGCATTTCAAAGCTTGGCTCCAAAATCTCAAGTTTCTTTCCGAAAACCTTCATCTCAATCGAATGATTCATGTATCTATCTAAATCTAACATTTCACGATCTCCCTTCTACTCAGTAAGTGCTGCTGCCTCGTCATCCGTCAACTCTTCTTCAAATTTCGCAAGGAATCCATCCAGTTTCTGAATCGCAGAAATCTCCGCATTGATCGTCAGCTCTTTGGAAGCAAACTCAAGAGCAAAACCACTTCCGCCCTGCCCGATCATGGTAAATCGAATCTTCTTTCCATTCTCTTTTTCATGCACGAACCGGAAGAGCACGGTGGAAATAGATTTTCCTTTCCCTGTAAATAACAGAGTCCGCACTTTCTTTACCTTGTCCGCTTTGTATTCTCCTGTAGACAGCATTTTCAGCTTATCCAGCGCCCAGGATAAGATACCTGTCTTTGCCGTGATTTCCTCTTTTGTGATAAAAGATTTTACAACCTTTTCATACTGGTTAATCACATCGTACTTTGTTGGCTTATAGTCAATGGTGAAACCACCCTGACAATGACCTACATTATGATCCTCTGTCTCAATCACTGAATCCTCTGGAATCTCTTTTCCATCAAACTCGTACATATAGACTTCGCCTGCTCCTAATAAAATTTCATTTTTATCGTGTTTTTCTGTTCCTGGCATTTATATTACCTCCAATTTAAAATATAATATTTGCTTATTTCCCACATTTGCAGATCATCATTAAAAAGTGCACCACCGCCGGAAGACAACTCTGAATGAAAATAGGTATCTTGATACTTTACAAATGCCTGATCTGATTTCATAGCAAGAATCCCTTTCAGCTTCTGGTGTACCTCCATGCACTCACCATAATCCGCTCCTATTACGTTTAGGGTTAATTGACTCTCTTTCACATGATCTGAACTAATATCTGTAAACAAATACACCGCACTCAGTTTGGAAATGTCCGTAGTTAATACAGGGAATAAGCGATCTCTTAACTCTGAAATCTTCTCTTCGATATATTGCTTAATATCTGTTTCCATCATATTAATCACCCAGTATCCTTTCTACAGCTGATTTCTTCTCCAGTTTCGCGTTTTCCAAGAATGGCTGTGGGCGCTGCCCCTGCGTCCAGTGAAATCCCTTATGCTTTCCGGCACGAACCGTATAGCCCCACGGAGTCTTACGCCCATTCCCGTCTTTTGCATAGATACCAGTTCCATTATGCACGTATGGAGCATACTCCTCATTGGAACCGATACGCCCAACGATTTCACTTGCTGTTACCTCTGTTTCACTTACAATGGAAGCTCTTAATATACCAATATCAACCGGGCAGTTCTGCTTTGCCTGTGATTCCACAACTAAACACGCTTTATCCATCTTTTGGGACATATCCATCACCATTTTTAACGTGGCATTTTCCATGCTTCTAATAAACTCCTCATTATCCGGCATTACTCCACCACCTTTAACAAGAGATTCGTTAATCGTCCTTCCGTATTACAGTCTGTAATCTCATATACAGTTCCATTGCGAATCAACCGGTATTCATCCGCTTTTATCTCTTTACAATGAGTAAGACCGGAATGCGTAGACCGCATATATTTTTCAGATGCCACCATGTGCATATCATCCGTCTTGTATACTGCCACTTTGATTTTTTTTACCATATTCCACTCATAACGCGTAGCACCCGAAGGAGTTCGTACTGGGAGCCTATGCTCCAACGTATACTTTTTCATATCCCTGTTAATAGACATTTCATCACCTCGGTAATTTACGATACTTGCGAATAATTCGCCTCACATGATCTGGAAGCGCGTCACTGTAGGTTGTGCTTCCACCAGAGCTCTGAGACTCACTGGAAATCCCCTCTGCGCCATCTCGATTAAACCGGATCAGCACCAGCTCCTTTACAGCCGGTGCGATTTCTTCCGGTAAATCATTTGTAGATGCGTAATTGAGATAGCTTTTGATATCTAACAGAGCATCATCTATCAAATCGTCCAAAAGATCAATATCCTGTTCCGACATTCCGGGACGAAGCAATATGCTTTTTAATACCTTGTCCTTCAATCACGTCACCTACTTTCTTTCTAAGCTCCAGCTTTTGTGTGCACTGGGTTATCTGTTGTATTCTTTACGATTACGTTAACCGGATCAACGTCAGCTGCAGTTCCGATTTCATAATAGAGGACAGCACTTGCATCATCTCTGAGAAGCTTCTGACCGTACATGCAGAGACCTCTGATACCATCAGCGAACTTAGACTGCAGTCTCATTGCTTCAATCTCGTCAAGCTGTTTTGCAGATCCAATAGCAGACTTATGATGAGCAACAATCTGATTTGCCGGAAGCTCTTCAGAACACATTACCTGCATGCCATTGATTTTCTGTCCTTCGACGACACCATTTGCGAGAACTGTCGGATTCGCTGTGAATCTCTTATCTTTGGATAATAGTCCAAGATATGCTGCATTTACAGTTACATACCGGTCAGTCTTAGGAACTTTCTTCTCAGAAAGCATCGTTCCAAGATCTACAATGTAGTCATAAGCATTTGCCGGAGTTACTTTCTTTTTAGAGCCTGCAGCACCGATTTTCAGTTTTGTACCTGTTGTTAGCGCAACGAAGAAATCTTTGTCATACTGCTCTGCAAGTACAGCAGAATGCTCCTGTGTAGTCGCTGTCATAACGTCAGCTTTCAGCTGCACTTTATCAACATCGTCAAGAGCAAAAGCAAAGTACTTTTTCTTGTCGAATGTCATTTCTACTGGTGTTGTCTCGATTTCTGCCCAATCTACTGTGCCGGAGTAATCTTTCAAAGAGCCTGCTGCAACACGGTTAAAAGTTACCGTTTTACCATTTACATTAGATGGTTTTGTACACATCACATCAGCGATGGATACAGAATGAAAATTGTGGAGAAGTGCACCTTCCCATAACGTTGGTTTAAAATTATCTACTGCCATAAGTTATACCTCTTTCTACTATTTTTTTATTTAGATTCTAATGCTGCGAACTGTGCAGCCACTTCTTCGGCTGTCATGGTGTCCGCATTGTTAACAAGTGTCTCAAATGTTGGTACATTATTTCTTCCTTCTGGATTCGCCGGTGTTCTGCCTGATACCGTCGCACCGAACAGATCTTTGTAGGACTCTTTTAGCCCTTTCATCTGCTCATCCAGTCCCGATACAGTTCCGTCTTCTGCCACAATCAGCTTTTCACGATCAAACTTTCCGGAAAGAAGGTCCGCATGCTTTGCGTTATTATCTGCAAGTACCTTACTGATAGCTGCATCAATACGCATTCCCTTGATTTCCTTATCGTGATCTGCTTTAAGTTGCTTAATTGTAGCTTCGTGATCCTTGATGGCCTTTTGCAGAGTTTCATTGTCTGCATTTCCCTTTTTCAGTTCCCCGATGGTCTTATTAGCTGCGTCCAGCTCTTTTACCTTACCGTTGTACTGTTCTTTCGGAATAATATGCTTGGAAGCTTCCTCGTTAATCTTCTTCATGGTAGCTTCCACATCAAGCTTTCCATCGTCTCCGTAAACTGCATTTGCTAAAATTTTCTGTAACCAATCCATAATTACTTACCTCCATAGATTTTATATACTGGCTCTCCCAGTCTTGGGATGTACCGTTGTTCTTTATACCCTGCAACCCATAAAAAAGGGTAGAAAAATAGCACCCTCTCGGATGCTTGTATGCTCGTAACCCTGAGCTGGGAGATATCTGGATCACCGCCTTTCTACTGATAGCCACTTACCATCAAAATAAACTGCATCACCGATCTTGGCTGTCTGGTCATTGATTCTCGCCCCTTTCAGCTTTGAGTTTCCATAATTATGCTTAAAAATATGCATAAGAATACCCACCTACCGAAGTAAGTGGGTAAAATACTATAATGTATTCACAGTCGGCTCATATCTTCCTGCCTCGTTCTGAAACATCAATATTCCATCATTTTCACCATTATTATAAACAAAAACCGTTATTTCATTTATCTCATTATTGTTTAAAAGAGTTTCTTTGGTAACTAAAAATTGTGAAATTATATTATATGTCGCATCCTTGCTTTCTTGTAACTCCATATGTATTGACATATTTCTTCCACCATCATCTGAATCCACGATATATTGAACGTCTAACTCGGGCAACTCCTGTTCAATTTCCGAAATCATATCTGCATATATAGTTAAACTTTCTTCCTGTTCTTTTAATAGTTCTGCCTCTTCTTCTGGTGACATCTCATTTTCTTCGTCTGCATCATTATCTTCCTGAACATCTTCCACTACTTCTTCACTATTGTCTGCCGACTCTAGTTTCTGCGCTTTAGGTTTTGCACACCCAGTAAGCAACCCACAACACATCATAGCTATTAATAGCATGCTTACAATCTTTCTCATACTTTTTTTCCTCCTATCCCCTACATTAGCAACCTAATTAAATTATATCGGTTTAGGGAAAAAAAGGCAAGAAAATACCACCGGTCGTTATGACTGGTGGCTACTACTCATTTTTATACTTAATCCCTTTATTACATTCTTTTTCTTCCGACTCCCATAAAATATCTTTTGGTATTCCGTCTGGAAAAGCTTTGCACCTCATGATATTATCCTTTTTATCCTCCGTAAAATTATCACACATCATGCATTTAGGTAATGTAAGTTTATGACCTCCTCCAAGGAAGGATGTATTTTTTAATAAGTTTTCCTGCTTCATCTGGTATTTTCTCTCCATTTCTATATCGAACAAATGCTTCTGCTAAACTCTCTGCGCCATCCCGCGTCCTATCCGCATAGCCGGATACTCCATACACAAAGGCTCTTCTGAGTTCTTCCCTTACTTGCAAATAGTCTTCCTCTGTAATGCAATCCTGAAAAGGTATAATGTGCGCTATCTCATGGGCTATATAATCTTCAAAATTTTTCCCCGCCATTATTTTTTCATTATACAGCTTTTCCATGCGATGTTCAACTTTTTCGTAATTTACATCATAATTAAAAAGCAATGAATATCTCAACATACCAGTATCATCTACATAGCCGCCACTTCCAAATATATCTCGCTTTCCCATGTGTGCTCCTTCTATCCCGTCTATGTAAATAATATATTCTTTTTCAAGCTTTCTTATTGCACCATTAATCGTGTTCTTTATTTCTCGACTCATTCCAGACAATTCATATACTTGATCTGGTATAGATAATTTCATCAAGCCTCCAAGTTGTCCATATTTATTCTCATACTCCGCAATCACCTTTTCATTTGTAACCGGAATAATCGTACATCTGCAGTTCGCATGAAAAGGAACTGCCGGACATTTATCAATCGGATATATCTTTCCGTGATAGCTCCCACAGGTTTTACACGTTCTTTCATCCAGTGCCGCCCATATCTGAATATACCTTACTCCCGCATCTTTATATCTTTGCAAAGTCGCATCATTCAGGTAGTGCATACTCTCGGTACGCACAAGCCTGTGGCACTCGTTAAAGCCCTGCCCCATTCGATTATGTAACGCAATAGCAATCTCTGTTACAGTCTTTCCCTGTTGCAAGCCGGTAAGAAGCACATCATTCAGACTAACTGCAAGTTTCTTCTGATTCTTCCAAAGCCTTCCGGAAAAGTTATCGCCACGCCACGGAGTCTCCATCATCTTTTCCATCAGCTTCTTATTCGGCATCGAGAAATCGTTATCTCCCATGCCTTTTGCAGTCTTTTCATAGACATTCTGGAACCCTTGCTGCATATTTTTCTTTGCGAACTCTTCTGTAGTGCGCCCAAGCTCTTCGATGATATTTTCATACTTCTTATTCAGCTCCGCGAGCCTGTTCTGCTTATACATTTCAGACAGAGAAAGAACTCCATCCTTGCTGTACTTCTCAGCCAGTCGATAGAGCTCATCCTTTACACTTTCACTTGCTTCAATGTAAAATTGCAGCAGTTCCTTATTTTTCTCCTCTATGGAATTGTAAACCTTCCATGTTTCCGAAGCTATGCGCTTTTCCCAGTATTCACTATTCTTCGCCATCTCCATCATCCCTTGCCGACGGTGCTATGTCCCATGCTGGTCCTTCTGCTTCTCTCTGTTCTTCCAGTGCCTTCAGCTCTTCTTCCACATCTGAAACGAATGGATGATGAGCAATGATAGTCTTGTCTGACACAGTGCCTTTTGAGTTTGTGCAATTCTGGATCTGCTCCGCTTGATTAACCGCCATGTCTCGGTTAAATACTAACTCCACCTCAATATTCTCGAAACTTCCCTTGCCAGTAATCCGCAGATACTCATCCACAAAGTACAGAAGTGTTTCAAAAGCAATCTTGAATTCTGCTTCCATCAGGTTGCACTTCAAGTCTAATCCGGAATACATGAACTTCAAAGCCACGCCGGATGGTGCCGCACCGAATTTATCTAAGTCTTTATTTACCGACTGCCCATCTTCGGTCAGATCGCGTTTCAACTGTTCGTAATGTTCTCTTAACGCCGTGATATCCATCTGAGGAGTAATCGTATCCACTCCACCCTCTTCCGGATCGTCAATAGGGATTGCTCTATCTTCGTTGATCTGCTTCATGAACTCGGCTAGATCCTGTCCTCCGTATCCTTTAAGTACAAAGATCAAGTTCTTTACTTCTTCCACATAGTTAGCAGCTTCACTCCTGCTTAGGTCATACCCATCAAGCAGAGTTTTCACAAACTGGATATCCGGAGCTTCGATCTGATTATTTTTGAACGGAATAAAAGGAACCTTGTTCCACACATTCCACTCTTCCCCATTCCGATAATGTGCTACCGGACCGTTCTGATCCATGCTCTGATCCATATCGTAGATAAGCATTTTCTCTTCCAACCGATAATATGAAACACTATCTGCAGTCCACACTTCTACATTCGTAATCTCTTTTTCACGATTGTACTGCCAAACAGTAGTTGAATAGACTCTGATCATAGCCTCTAGCTCTTCATGATTCTTATCTTTCCACACCGGGATACACTGCTCGGCAGGAATCACCATTGTTCTCAGCTCGCCGCCCGGATCTATATACACATGCAGCCATGCAATTCCTTTGTTGGATGCTTCATATCCTAACCGGGACAACTGATACTGGAAATGTTTTCCAAGAATGTCCTTGAGCAGATCAACATACCGATCGCCGTTTCCATTATCCTCCGGCTTAAATGTAACTGGCTTCGTGAGCAGATATGCCACCTTCTCGTCCACTTGATTCTTATAAGTCGCATGTGCAAGCTTATTGTTTGCCTTCCAAGTTTCCTCTTGGTTATATCCATTCACCTTTTTCATGATTTTTCTTTGTTTGATATCATTATCAACTCTGTAATACTGTTCTCCAGTCAGCATCATCTTCCGCTGATCGGAACGCATGAACTTATCTATCAGATACACAATTCTACTATCGTTCAACTCATTGCTCTCTGTTGCTGCAGCCATCCCAGCTTTCACCCCTTTTCGTATCTTGCTAAATATCTCTCTTATTTTCACTTCATCACCTCTTCCGGAAGGAACTAAGTCCTCCACCTTTCAGGTCTGCCACCTCATAATCATCCAACGCATACCAGATTGCAGATAATGTATGAGGGTCTATATTGAATTCATCCTCTATGATCTCATCATCTTTATCTACTGCAAATGTCAAGTCTTGCAGCTCATCAATCGTATTAGGGCACGCATCTGAACAAATAATCTTTCGGAAACGTTTCACTTTCTTGGTGTACATTCCTCGGCTTCCCTGGAATTTCTTACATGCCTTCATCCGGAAGCCCGATTGCTTATAATATTTAATCGCCTTAGGCTCTGCACAATCCGCTTTAATCAAAACGTTTTTCCAGTCTTTTAAATCTTCTGCGATCTCAGGATCTGTTTTATTCCTGCTATAATACTCTCGGTATATGTACAGTATCTTCTCATCGTGATCCACTACCAAGCGAAGAGCGGCGTTATAGGATGTAACAAAACCAAAGTCCATTCCGTTCTTTTCAAGCGGTGTCTTGATCGCTTTTATCTCTTTTTCTACCTGTTCTGCAGGTTCTATTACAAACTGGGGGAACACAAGGGTTCCGTTTACTCCGAATCGTCCTTTACGGGCAACACGATACAGATCGGGATCGTGAGTCTGCAAATCGTCTAATTGTTCAACATATGAATCTGGTACAAAATAATTATCATCAACTGTGCTATGGTGATAGTACGTGTTTCCAATTACCAGTATTCGCTCTCTATACAACTTCTCATCATCAAGGACAAATACCTGATTCTTTTTATCTTGGAAGAAATACTTGTAACACCAATTACTTTTGTTAACTGGGTTGGTCGAAAGAATAATATGATTGCTCAGTGTTGGGTGTCTCAAACGTCCAAGAATTTCTTTAAATCCTGCATATTTAACTTCCGAACATTCTTCAATCCATACAATAGACACGCCATTTAATGACTTTAACTTTGCAGGCTTGTCCATTCCCTTGAAAATAATTCGGCTTCCGTTCTTAAACCGAACCTGCATAGGAGAACTGGTAAACATCATATAGTCCGATACACCCATCGCTTCAGCAACTTCTTGTAGAAGGTCATAACAGGAATCTCTGATTGTATCAAAGACCTCTCGGACAACCAACGCTTTTCGTTTCTCTTCAAGTAATTTTTTAATCAGTTTTACAGCTACATGATAGCTTTTAGAACTGCCATATCCACCGACCAGAAAATAAAATTTACAGTTCCAATCATCTATAAAATCATAAAAATGATCATTCAAAGAAAACTCTATATTTTTACACTCCACGTTTATCGCTCGCCTTTACAAATGTGATCTGAATTGGTTTATCATCATCTTTTTCAATTTTAGATCGCAAAGCATCAATCCTTGCCTTCTGTTCCTTCGTTGCCAGCTTCCAATTCTTATGAAGCAGCTCCTCATATCGATTGATCATTCCTTCCAACGTCTTCTGTGCTCTTGCCTGAGCCGACAGAAAAGAAGCCTGCTTATCCCAGGCTTGCTGCACTTCCCACTTCTCAGAAAAGGTGTCTCCGGAACTCTCGCCGACTTTTTCGATTGTCTTATCATCCCGGTCTTCCACATACATGATCTGCTGTGCCCGGATAATAGCAGCATAGGCAATCTGGATCTGATCCCAGAGGATATCCAGCGGATCCTGTGGCATCTCTTGAATAATTGAAACGGTCTCTTCTGGAAGATACTTCGAAAAAAAACCGTACTTTTCTGCATTCTTATTCCTTTTCGGCGCGCCGTGACCGACTGCATTTTTGTTGCCTGGCTGACCGCCATGTTTTCGTTTAGTAACGTTACTATTCGGATTGGTAACGTTACTATTCCATCTATCTTGGTTTTTCCACTTGCGGACTTGTGTTTCTGACACTTCCAATTCCGCAGCTATATCTTTTAATTTCTTATTTCCGCCTGAGTCAATCCATATCTGATATGCCTGATCTCGCTTCGGACTTCTTGCTCTCGGCATCTCACCACCTTCCAATCCATTTATTTTATATTACTGGATACAGCAGGACTTGAACCTGCGACCGCCCGGTTATGAGCCGGATGCTCTCACCAACTAAGCTATGTATCCATATTTTTGCATGAGAAAAGCACCCCGGAGGGTGCCTCTTTATCATT